GTAAGCGTATACCCCCTGGACGTGCTAACACTAAATACCCTATCTAGTGTGACTGATGCATTGTGAACGATGCCATGCAACATCGCTCATCTGTACGCTTGCGCCACGCCTGCTCTATTCTGTGGTGCAACCCCAGCAACTCCAATCATATCAAAATCAGGCTTCAATGCGTCACATGCGTCCGCTAGTGCCGAATATAACAATAAAGCCATCAGAGTTTCACGATCTCCGGGTGCAAAAATAGGCGGGTGCATAGCCGGCAATCCAACCCTCATACATAAGGTCGCACGCAATGCATGCCATTGTGGTGATATATATGAGTAGCATCTATTCATCATTTCATATGTTTCGGGTACAAGTGTTGGCGTTCGATCAAAAGTTGTATACCATAATACTTCAAACCTAACCATTGAATCCCTATTACTTGGATTTGTCACGACAATTGGGGCAACAGTATCCCAGACAGCGATATTCCCTGCAGCAATCTCCACCCCATCAACAGTTACTGTGATCCCAGCACCAGATTCTTGCGTTACGCCGTTTGCCCCAGAGAACACGCGTATCGGTTGCCAAATAAAATACATCATCATTGCATCACCCCGCCGTGGGGCCAAGGTTCCTCCCATCTGAACTATTGTTCCTTGCTGGATTGATGTTTCAATCGTATTGCTTGATGTTACTGCGGATCTCGACCGTCCTGCAGGTACATAATATCTTCCTGGCGCTTGCATGTCACGCGCTGCTATATATGGTGGTAAGTACATCCTACTTGGTGTATATGTATTCAGCATACCTGTAATTCGTACAACTCTTGTCATTGCCGACGTTGTATATGGAATTTCACTTGTTGCTAATGCACCGATCGTTGCCATTGATGGTCTATAGGTTTGAGATATATTTCCAATTTGTATACCTAACGCAGCTATTGTCATATCTACGCACATAAAGAACATATCATTTCTTTCTTGTTGTGTAGTTGGCCGCATCGTTACACCCCTTAATGACATAGCATTATATCTATTTAGAGCGATACCTAATAACTCCATAACTCCTGGGTCCATGCTCACCCTTGAATCCACTAAAGTTGTACATGCTTCAATAACTGATAATGCGCGCGCCGCAATCGCATCCATCTCGAGGAGATTTTTTAC